CATTAGATAAAGATGATGGGCTAGAATAACTCAATGGAGTTATTGGGTTTGTCATTACAACAAAGTCACGAATCTCTAAAAAGTCGCTAGGAACTTGTACTGTTGCATCAGCAGATACAGTTGAAGTCGTAACAGACTTGAGCATCTGTCTAATCCGTAGTTCTCTACGCAGACGATTCTCAGCAAATGTAATAAAGTCAGGAATCTGAGTAGTTAAGTCAGACCGAGCTAAATAATTGGCTATTGAAGTCTGTAAATCAGAGTAGGTAGCAAAACTCATACAACTCCTGTCCGAGTTCTAAAAACTCTGTTATCACGTTCATTTAGCCATGCTTTGAATCGCTTTTCATCAATCACATCAAAGCCACGCATAACACCCTGTTTATTCAACTCATCAATAACTGTAAATGGGATAGATGCTATCTTGTTACCAAACAACTCATCAGACCATTTAGCACGTTCATCAAAGGAGTTATATTCCTTTTTGTTCTGCTCAATGATTCCTGTAATGTCTTGTTTAGTCTCAATGACAATGCCACCTTCACCATCAGCATGGACTACAGAATCTCTAAATTTAACAGGGTTTTGCATACACTAATTCTATCAGTTTTGCTAGAAAAAGAAATGCCCCAGAGGGTTAGTCTGAGGCATTTTTAGAATCACCTAGTGATTAGGTCAAGTCAGCAATGATGCCGTGTGCAGCTTCATTCTTAACTTCCAATGTGAACTCAGCCAACAGTTGTGTAGATTCGTTGTCACCAGTAACAGCCAACTCAATGGTCTGGAAGGGACGCAGATAGGCAACTGCTGCCATTTCGGGGTCAAGCACAAATGCAACATCATCAGCAGAGTTAGTGCTGTTCATAAAACGTGATGGAACAACGCTCAGAGTGCCGAAATCTGACAAGTATACGTCTGCCGCACCAATGATGGTAGTAGGTGCATTAGATGGAGCCATGTAACGCTGAGCAGCAATACCAGCAAATCCTGATACTGTTTGCTTATGAGCAGGAGTGACCATCAAGATTTTAGGATTGCCACCTGCGGTATAAACACCACGAACAGCAGTCTGCAAGAAGGCTTCTGTGAAAGTGCGGTTTGTGCCGTTTGTACGAGCAGTAGTACCACCAGAACCAGCAACACCAGAAGTACCGCCAGAGTAAGTAGTAGACAACCATGCTTGCAAACCACCCAAAGCACGAGCAGTAGAGGAGTTACCATTGGTAGCAACTTGGTTGCTCAGCAATGTCAATTCCATGTCCCGTTTGATTTCAGCAGATGCTTTAGCCAACTGATAAGCCTTTTCAGACTTGCGACCAGCTTTGTCCACAGCGTTCAAGGTGTTTGAAATCTTGATAGTCTTCTGTGAAATCTGGCAACGATTGCCAACACGAGTCGTAGGAGACATAGTAGCGTCAGATGCAGTAGCACCCTCAACTGTCACGTTCAAGCCAGCAGCAGCCAAAGAGTCGGTCTGCCACTCATGATAAACAGCAGTAGCCTTTGTTTTGCCAACAGTTGACATAAAAGGTGTGTCTGTAGGGCTGATGTTATAGATAACGTCAGAGAGGTCTTCACGCATACCGATTGCGGTATATGTTTGATAGGTAGCCATAATTTAATACTCCAAAATTTAAAAGAATCGTTCAAATGCTTTTGCTGCGTCAGTAACTTTTCCAGTTTCACGCAACCTTTGCATAACCTGTTTATCTTGTGAAGACCTAGTTTGAGGAACTGAAGTACCAGAGCGCATCATCTTAGGGGCAGACTGGAGTTTTTTATTCAACTCTGGTTTGCTCTTTTGAAGTTGCTCATACTTCATTGCCTTATACAAGGTATGCACAGCACGACTGTCATACACGGAACTGAGTTCTTGGTCAGACCAACCTACAGACTTCGCATAGTCACGGATTTGTTTCCGTACTGCATCACCCTGTGGTGTCGCTAACTCAGGAATCAGACTAACTAACTTCTCAGATTCTTGACGGAGATGGCTTTGCAGAGAGGCTTGTTGCTCAGCTTGTTGCTGTTGGGCAATGCGTTGCTGTTCATTCCTGACTACTGCTAACTGTTTCTCACGTTGGCTCTGTTCAGCTACCGCTACCGCATAACCGATAGGGTCTGTTTCCTTTAAAACTTCTAAGTCCACACTCTGATGTTGCTGCGTCAGGAAGCTATCCAAGGCTTGCAACTTCTGAGCGTATGCCATTCGCTCTTGTTTAACTTGCTCTAAATGACCACGTTCAGCTTCAATCGCCTTACGTTGTTCAGCTAGAGCCTGAGACTTTTTAGTGTAGTCCGTACCTTGTTGATAACCCTTAATAAGTTCGTCTAGTTCTACTTCGACTTCCTCACCAGATGCTTTGACTTTATATCTCTGCTTGGGTTGTTCTTCTTCTTCAGAATACTCAACTTCATCAGACGCTTCAAGTTCTTCTGGTTGTTCTTCAGTTTGGCCTTGTTCGGCTTCGTCAGAATCACCCATCAAACCTTCAAACGCTGTTGCGGCTTGGTTTACATTTAGGCTTTCACTCCCTTGTGGGTTGGTGTTTTCCATTTGTCATCTCAATAATCGCCAGACACCTTCTGGACGGAGGATAGGGTAAACACTATAGAATCTTCCACTTCTTGTCTCTAATTACAGTTTCTGAGGCTAAACCTTCTAAGTGTCCTGTAATTAGTTCAATAGTCTTTATGTGCCGATAAGCATCTTCACGCCTATCACATTCTTCTGCACTTGTGTTAATTATTACACTAATCTGCTCTTTTTTCAAATTATTTAATACTTCTTTGAAAAAGTCATCATCTAATAGGTTTCTAGCCCATTGTGCTTTTATATGTTTGTCGTTATTCAGCAAGGGTAGCTCTCGTAATAATTGGGTTTAAGTTACCACCGCCACCGCCAGAAGTAGCTATAGGAGTAAACAAGTTAAAGTAACTGTTACCCCTAGCAGTACCTAAGTCAGCAATCGGATTGTAGGCAGAACCAGTAGAGCCAGTAGAACCTGCTGACTGCGCTCTCAATGTTTCAATTGCGTCTTTATCGCCAAGTTCAGCCAATACCCTCAATGTATTTGCTTCTAACTTATCGTAAGCAATACCTGCTGCTTTACGGCTCTCTACAATAGAATTTCCAATATTTGCTGCACCTAGCAAGCCATACTCAGAAATAGAGCCTTCTGGTGCGTTTAGCAAGCCATTAACTACATTGCCTAAGTTATAACCAGTTAGGTTTCCTGAGATAGTGTTTACAAGTCCTAGCGTTGGATTGATAGCACCTAGTAAAGCGTTAACTGTCATTGGTGTATTGTCAGTAGCTAATCCTAGACCTGCGGCTAAAGCATTACCTGCTGGCCCTGCTGCCAACATTGCTATCTTTGCGCCCAAGTTAATTACATCTTGCTCTGTACGAATGTCAGCAGCAGAACCAATTAAATTCAATGCAATAGCTGTTTTAACTAGGTCTGAGTTACCCGCTAAAGCAGCTATCGGTGCTATTGTCCCTGCTACATTGGCTACATCTGTTCCAGTTATTTTAGTTCCAAATAGACCTGTATTGACACCAGATGTATCTACACCAGATGTTCCACCTCCCAATGTATTAGTAAAGTCATTGTTATAAACAAGCGTCTTACTTAGGTCTGAGTTATCAGTAATCTTTCCTGTATCTACATTAGAAATCTTAATAAGACCAGAATCTACACTAGCAGCAGCATCTGGATTTTTAATTGGAATAGCAGCAGTAGAACCAAACAACTTAATAGGTGTTCTTGGTTGTGCTTGTAGCAATGAGCCATAAGCAATTCCACGCTTTTCTGGCAATAGAGTACCTATTGAATCTAGCAATGACTTAGGCTGATAAAACTGAGATTGTGGAGTGTACTGGCTTTGAACAGCAGTAATGATGTCTCCGTAAGAAGCACTCTGCGGATTCTGCCCAGATACTATTCTGCTGAATTCTTCAAAAGCCATATTGTTCTCACTTAGAAATTAAGCCAAGCACATTGTTTAGAGTGGGTGCAGGTGTAGCAACCATTCCAGAACCAGACAATGCTGTAGCTATCTCTGGTCTGCTCATAATGTATTGCATATCAGCATTAGACAATCCGTAAGCAGACTGAACTTTGCCTATTGGCATATTCTTTAGCATACCCGCTACATCACCATATTGGCCTGTCTTTTCAGCAGTCTGCCAAGCAGAAGTCAATGCAGGGTTTTGTGGGTTAGAAATCATATTAACCAACTGTTGTGTAGTTGGTCTACTTGCAATAGCCTGAGTAGCTAAACGCTGTGATTCTGCAAATGATGGGAACAAATCAGGAAACTGACCTGCTGGTGTTGTAGTTCCACCAATAGTATTGATTACATTAGTTATGCCTGTTGTTGCGGCTGGATTGTAAAACTTACCACCAGCATTGTTTGTAATCCATGAAATGTCAGCATCTGTCAAACCAAACTTAGACTTAATGTCTGCGCCTGTCCACTTGTTAGCCGCCAACAAACGATTAACTTCAGCTATATTTCCACCACGATAAGCGTTATATAAAGCCGTCTCATCTGCTGTGTAAGTTTTGTTTCCTACTGTAGTTCCACCAGTAGTTACACCTGTAATACCTGTAGGAGTATAAAACTTAACACCAGAATTATTAACTAACCAATTCATGTCAGCATCATTCAATCCAAAACTAGATTGAACTTGTGCTTTAGTTAGATTTCCAGCTTGAACAGCACGATTTACACCTGCAATATCACCAGCACGATAAGCGTTATATGCCGCAACTTCAGCAGGTGAATATGTTTTAGCTACTTGTGATTGTACTTGTGTATTTGCTTGTCTTCCACCAACATCTAACAACCCTTGTGGGATTGTTGTTGTTTGAGCTACATTGGTAGGAGTAGTACCTGCGTTAATAGCATTGAAATTCATTCCAGCTTCAGCAGGGCCATTCTTGGCTTCCCACTCATTAACTAAAGCAGAGTTAATTTTTATTTCTTCTGTACGACTTTTAGGCATCATGCCACTTGTAATAGCCCCAACAGTTCCCTTGGCAATGTCTTGTGCGTTTAATCTTTTCCAGTCAGCTTCCCATAAAGCATCTGCTGCTGCTTTTTGTGCTGGAGTTGCAAAATTATCATACCAAACTGCGCCATTATTGTTTGAGCCATCCCATTTCATTTCACCTAATCTTGCGAGGGTAAATGGGTCATTAGGATTAAAGTCAGGTGCAGAATAAATTAACTGCGTAACTTTTCCAGTTGCAGGATTTACAGCAGTTTGTGATGGCCCTGTGTATCCAGTTGCACCTGCTGGTCTTTCATTTAGTGGAGAAGTGCCATAGTTATAGTTGTAATCAATTGTTGTAGGAACAGCAGTAACGTCTAATGCTTTATATGCTTCATTTATTTGCGCTGGCGTAATGCCATATGTTTTCATAGCATAGTCGGCTAAATCATAGGCTGATGTAGTTGGACGAGCAGATAATTCAGCAACAAGTGCTGCGTTAATTTGTTCCTGTGTATAAGCCATGATTAACCTTTAATCTCTAAGTTAGATGTAATGCCAGCACCAAGTTTCATTGCTTTTAATTGAGCCTCTGCTTCAAACTCTTGTTGCTTCAATGCAAAGTAAGCCTGTTGTTTCTCACGCTCTAATTGCAATTTAGCACCTTCTTTTTCACGCAACAATTGCATTTCAAGACTAGCCTTTTGTTGAGCCATCTGCATATCAATCTGTTGTTGCTGTTGTTGCATCTGCATATCAGCTTGTGCTTTAGCTTGTGCGGCTTGTATCTCAGCTTGAGTCCTAGCCATCAAAGCCTGTACTTCTGGAGGCATTGGAGGCTGTTGTTGTGGAGGAGGATTAGAAAGCATCTGGTCTTGCTCTGGCGTAATTACCTTGTAGAACTCACCAGAATCCTTAAATCCTGCAATCTCTACCATGCGTCCCAATGTTCCACGATACTGAGCAGGGGAAACATAAGGATTAGCAGGGCCATACTGACCAATCAACTGCTCTTGTTTAGCAAGAACCATAGATAACATAGCCATCTGCTCTTGACGATTCCCTGCGCCTAAACCTACATTGATAGACACGTCATATTGATTAGCCCATGTACGAGGGTCAAACTCTACAAATTGTCCACGCATACGCACCAAACGAGCTTTGTCTTGGTACTTACAGAGCAAGTGAAGGATTCCCTTGAACAAAGACTTAACGCCTGTCTCAGCAAAGATTCGAGCAATTAGTTCAATCTTACCTGCGCCAGCTTGTTGCATAGATGCTACTGCTGCTGCCGTTACGTTCTGCAAAATAGAAGGGTCTAAACCCTGTGAAGCATCACTAACACCAGTACGCTTAGACTGAACTGTATCAAGATACTGAAGCATTGGAAAAGCCTGAGATGCTACGTTCTGAACTACCAGTTGTTGCACTGCACCCTGAGATTTAGCACGAATAACACCACCAGCAGTAGATGTGAGCAAGTCATCAAGATTTACTTGTCCTTCCACAGCAACTACACGAGCATTGTTTGTCAGATATAAGTTATCCAACATCTGACGAGTGATAGTCGTTTTGATTAGCTGAATGTCTGTCGTTCTGTCGGCTAGTGAGTTACCAAAGAACTTATGCGGAATTGGAATAGGACAGATTGAGTGAAAAGGAACATAGTCTGTTTCCTCAATAATGTCTTTACCCTTCTCATCTTGAAGAATCTCATTACCAGCATAAAAAGCCTGTACCAAGCTAGAGATACCTTTGCCATCGTAATCAGTCTTTACATAGCACTCAAAGACTTCAATCTCTTGCATTGAAGGGTCATCAGTCTGAACTTGGTAGGGTTGCTCACCAGCAGGATAACGAGCCACACGCTCTGGCGTATAAGCCAAAGCATCGCCCATCTGTAAGCCTTCTACTTGCTTCTTGTTAAAGCCCATAGCAATCAATGTGCTACGAGTCAACATCTGCCTGTGAGCCACAAATGGACTATCAGCAATAGTGCGGGCCTTCTTGCTAATCAAGAACTCCTCTGGAGGAACATTCTCAATCGTTACTTTGCCTGATTTCTTTTTCTTTTGGACAACTACGTTATGAGTAGAACTCATAACTGGTGCGCCCATTGGGTCAATTACTGGCTGACCATTAGGGTCAAAGATGGGAAACTCTGTCGTATCTTGCTCGACAATCTCCATGCTCTCATCGCTCATCAGCATTGCTAACTCGTCATTGGACAAGTCAAAGTAACGCTCTTTGATTACGTCTTCT